CTAGATATCGTGAATGAAAAAATGCACTTTCCCTTCCTGCAATGCAACGGCAGGCATACCACTGTCTTCATGGGGGGCGATATAAATTATGACCCAGGAAGGAAGATGGCGACTGACCTGTTGTACGAAGGCATAATCCAGACGCTCCGCTTCTGCTTTGGAATGACTGGCAATATTTTCATAAATCGGACCCAGGTAACTCGCCTTTAACCCATCATGCCTTATCAAATAACTTTTATCGGTAGCGTTTCTGTTTATGAAATCAGGGGTGCGGACAATCTTTTCAGGATCGTGAAATTTAATGTATAAGATACAGTTGGGGTGATTCTGGCGTGCAGGATCGTAATATTCATCTTTAGGGACTTCACATCCTGCATACTCATCTGCAAATTTGACGACCAGATAACGGGAGTCATTAAGCTGAAACACGTATTTTCCTAACAAGTCATTGTATCCAGCCCCTTTACGCACATCTCCATAAGCTCGTTTAGATTCTTTCAAGGTAGCTAAAATAGCATTTTCAAGCTTATCAGAGAGGACCTGTGAGGCCATCTCTGGTGTGGAAGCTAGTTCAGTAGGGATCCACGCTAAGATCCCGTTGGTTTGCCAGTCTTCTTGCCGCATACCGGTGGGACGATATTGCAGTAGCGGGGTTAAAGGCAAAGAGGCTTCATTTAATTTGCCATTACCTAACGCAGGGAAAGCAAAATCGTAATCCGTGCGGCTGTACGTTATTTTTTGAGATGGGCTGACTCGGGCATCACTAAAAGGATCCATACCGGAAGCATTGCTGATATTCCAAGCGATGCTATGTTCATTCTCATAGGTATAGGGTCTGTCTGAAACGTCGCGCACGGCTGAGCAGGCCGTGAGTAAAAGTGTAGTACTGACAATCGCCAGATATTTCGGTAAGAGAGTATTCATCTATGCATCCCAGTTGCCTTAGTTTTGAAAAAGAAGTATCGGCAGCACGTGACAATTATTTAACTGGCAAACGTTATTCACGCGGATAACTCTACTCCACACTATTAATACGTTGTGAGACTAGAAACGTCCGCTTCACGCCCTGAGACATTCATCAAGATTAAGGCTCTAGAAAATCGTTCATTTCATAAAGATGCTTCATGAATTTATGACGATCATAACTATGGTGAGCCTGCTTATGGCAGCGAGGGCAAAGAGCAACTGTATTGTCCACTGTGTCTGGCCCAAAATTCCGTAAAAATTTCACATGATGAACCTCTAGAAATACTGACTGGCTGTCAGTTAGTAAAGGTAGTGTTTCATTAAAACATCCCTGACATTGGCCATTAGCACGTAGAAGGGTATATTTTTTAACCTTTTCACATCGTTCTATGACATCTCTTGTTTCCGCGATTTTTTGAGGATGCCTATTACCGGCGGGAATACCCATTATCATTTCTTCGGTAATAATTGTGGATGGACTCACCGCCTTCCGTTGTAAAATACGGATACCATTCGATTGACCATTATCAGTGAAGGTTTTCCAGTTCTGAGTTGTTTCTCCGATCAACTCCGTATTTCTGATATAAAGTTGGTAGTTGTCACCGTCACTTTTCGGTTTGCTTACCCGAATAGTACCTACGACCTCACCCAACCATAACTGTGTTGGCAGTTTATTTTGCACGTAAAATATTAAGAGGTAATCGATATCATTTGGTGCTACGAATCCCCAATTTCCTGTTGATACAGGAATTCCATTTTCCCAGACGAGATGAATGCCTTCGGTTTTTACTGCGGCAATGCCTGCACTATCACGTATGTTCTGTGAATTAAGCAACTCGTAATAGTCACTGAAATATTTAGCTTCTGGCACCATGATCTCCTTATGTTTGATAATGCTATCGGCAAATCATATTAAATCATTAGTGTTTTTTAACTTTGGAGATACGCTAGCATCGTATATTTACTGGTTTGTGAACAGTTTCCGTTTGTATAGGTTCTCGTTCATAAGTTTGAAGTAGGAGGTATAGTGGTAACAGGGTTGGTTGTTGCTTGTGTCTTCGATAAAGGGATAACTGCCTGGTTAGTCGCTATCGGCTCCATCGTCGGTGGCACTATACTCTTTTGGGTATACAAAAATGTAGTGATAAATTCACAGTAACGAAACAGAAATAAAAGATTGAACATCGCGAAGAGTGATATCTGACATTTTTAACCACCTTTTAACCCCCAGGCAATTAAGCCCGGTTTTGTATTTACACTTCAGTTGAAACGGCACTCGGTACAACTGGCCACTCAATATCCGGTGTAAAAGAAACATCGATGTTTTTCACTTTCACACGATACTGTTTCCACGCTTTTAAGTCAGCACGGAGTTTATCTGGCACATCATCGCCACCATCTTCTAGCCCCTCAATTTCATCTGACAACGCACCTATCATGTCGGATGCATGAGACATAAGTGATATTTTTTCAAAGTTGGCAGCGATAATAAGCAGCTCTCTTTGGCTTTCGATATCTTCAGGTGATGGGCCGCTTGTTTCTATCCAAACACCATTACTCCATTCACCTGTTTCAGCGTCTTTATTCGCCATTTGATATTGTGCTTTATAATATCCGTTACCGACTAAGTCAGCAGTCCAGTTTTCTGGTAGAACATCACCAGATTCCCCTATGATGAAATCCACAACATAGAAGCCAAGAGCATCTAGCATATTAATTTTCATAAAAATTATCCTTATTGTAAGGAAACAGCAATATTAATGGATAAAGCTGATCCAACCCCAGACGTTCCATAAACCTTACAATTACCATCTGGAGTAATTGCTAAACGTGTAGAAACAGATCCAACGGGTTGTGAAACGCCTGTAATTGTACATATAATTGGATCGGCTACTCTAAAACCTACTGGGAAAGTAGCAATAGTTGTACCATCTGCCAAAGTTCCTGCCACTATTGAAGCTTCAATAAAAAGAAGACCTAATATTTTTCTATAGCCATTTCTATAAGGGTTAAGTGCACTCCATCCGTTTTGTAAAGTAAGAGGAGTCCACGGGGTTGTTGCAACTTTATTTTCTGTAAATGCATCAGACTCTAGAGAAACTATTCTAGAAGTAAGTAGAGATATTTCAGTTGCTAACTCAAGTGCATTTATTTGACCTTCATTGAAAGCAGCACCCGCAAGTTTGATAACATAACAACCCGTTGCGTTGAGCATGCGGTTTTCTTCAGCGGTTGGTACAACCCTGCTTGCATCAAATTCAAGCTGATGACTTCCTGATGCTATTGTGTAAGCAGAGGTAGTGAATTTTGCTGTATTTCCAACACTGCCTAACTGACCAAACACTCCAGTAACATTCAAAGGATCAACATCAAGCCATACAGATCCATTGTTATCACTAGAATATGTACCTTTAATATTACGGATAGCATCCATTTGAATGGTACCGACAACCCCATTTGATTTAGCACCATCACCGCGACGAACAGGCGCACCGACACTGCCAGGTGATTTACCGTTCTCATCGGGCAGTCTGAACGTAGTTGTACCGTTACCGCTCGACCAACGCATCCTTTTAAGTGGGTCTGCTTGCCATTCAGCCTCTGTAATTACAAGGCCTTTAGCTTGAGCCTCCGCCCATGCATCTGGGAATAATGCACGACTTAACTCTTGCCCGTCACGGGGTGCAGTTCCATCAGGGATATGGTCGCGGTTTTCTTCCCACCAACTGAAAAGCAGCGGTAAACCTCCAGAAGGCTTTGCATCCAACTGTTGCTTAGTGACTGCTCCTTTCGGGTCTGTGGCGTCATTGGCTAGTATGACCGGCCCTGTAAATGTGCCGCCAGTGGTATGCATAAGTAAATCGGGATTGACGCTTGCGGCAAATTGTTCCGCTTCATCTCTGGCAGTAACAGCCCCGTCTTTGCTTTGTGTAGCTATCTTTGCCGATCCAGATGCAGCCGATGCCGAATCTATCGCTGTTCCCGCCGCAGTACTGGCTGTTGTAGCGGAATCAAAAGCCGATGTTGCAGAACCTTCTGCTGCTATTTTTGCTAGCTGGGCATCTGTCTTTGCTGCGACAGCTTCATCTCGTGCCGTTTCTGCCCCAGCCACTGCCTCCCCAGCGTTCTCTATCAGCTCCCTGTTATCGTTAAACCACGTCTTCGAATCGTTAACCCAGGCAGTCAAATCACTTAAAGATGGAATAACCACTGTCGAGCCATCAGGCGCAATAATAGTGACATTTCCTGTGCCAGTAGTTATATCTTGCCAATCCTCCAGTAGCTTCTGATATAAAGCCAATTGAACAGCAGTTCTTCGCGCTAAATCTGACATTGAATTTGATACGGTCGTGACAATTGCGTATTCGGAGTTATCAATTGGTGATGCTATATTTCGGGTTATGCGGATTTTAGTATCGCTATCGACAGAAAGTATTTCATATATAACAACCTGCCCCGCACCGGGGACAAAAATCATCTGTCCCGCAGCAATTCCAAATATTGGATTATTCCATAACGTGCCTGTTCCGGTAATCACATTCGTCCCAGCTACGGACGTGACTGTACCTGCCTCATACCAAGACATAATTGTATCCCCATTAAGTTATTTGTTAAGCGTAGCCGAGTGAGGCTTTATAATATTGGTCGTACAGTGCTGTTTCTATATAAGGGCAACCTTTAGAAAAGCCATCTGCGGAACCGCCACCCGCGCTCTGTGAAATTTGCCTGAACACTGGAGTGATAATGCCGGACGAAAAACCTGTGAAGCAAAACAGGAAAATAAGTATGGTCGGTGGGTTTGTCCCCGGAATACCCTGGGTTAGCTGCCTCGCTACTGAACAAATTGTGGCGCATGGCACTGTAGGCGCGGGTGTGGTCAGTTGCGGACGCGCCCAAAATTTGATGTCCAGTGGGAGGCAGTTCCCTGTATAGACCATCTGATTGTTTTTGTAGAAGTAAATCCCCCACTCTGGGACGTTAGCTACGAACTCCGAGAAAACGTAGAATCGCATGGTATGGACTAAACCAGCGGTCCCCGCTACGGTGTGTACTCTCCAATATCCATTGGGGCCCTGTTCGGCATAGTGTAGAACGCCGCCACTGGCACCAGATTGACTGCCGGTAGATAGCATTTTATGGAAGACAAAGCACTTCTTAGCGTTCGGAACAATAGTATCGTAATAGTATTGAGCGGATACATCCCCAGTATAGTCTGCCGACCTGTCCATAACCTGCACTAATACCGTGGGCGTGAATTCTGGGGAAGCGAATATCACCCCATCATCACGTGTTATTTGCATGCCAAATGCAGCCATTACACCACCCACACGATAATGGAATTACCGGCGGCGTTAGACCACGTTACCGTGCTACCGGAAACTGTCACTACTGCCTCAGTAGCGAATGACCCCGCCGTTGTGAAGTACGCTTTAGCTCTAAGGCTCTTCCCTGCTGGGACGGTATACGACCGCGAGCCACTAGAGCTACCCACAAAATAATCCATCATATAAGCGGGTAGAAAAGAATTAATAACATCAAACGTTCCACCCGGCATAAATAACTGAGCGCCCCATGTAGACATAGTTACACCACCAGTTTTTTCCCAATAACGACGACGACTTGATTGCTTTCATTAAATACAGTGATTCGATTATTAACAAAATTCAGTCTACCCTCCCCAGCAACAGCACCATTAATCTCTATTTGCCCCGTTCTCATTCCAATACGGATGCCAGTTGTGTTGGAAACCCAATTAGTAGATTGAAGGTAATCGGTTATCTTTGCAGATCCGATTGTCGCATCAGCAATAATTGCTTCGTTTATGAACACTTGGCCGTTAGTTACCGCGAATGGGGAAAAAACATTACCAGCAGGACCCGAGAGCAATATAAATTGATCAGCAGTAAAGCCAATTGATGATTTAGCTACGCCACCAATAAACTCAGCACCGATTACCATCCCTGCACTGACAAATTGACCGTTATAATTTAGTCCCGCTCTCAAGCTGTAAGTTGCACTAGCACCATCAGCATCAACAACGGCCGTCATCTTCTGGTCAATTGCAGCGGTCTGGTCCTCAAATGTCGATGTAACAAGTGTTTCAAACTCAGCGAATGCCCGTTCAGCATCAGCCACGGTAGTGGTTAAGTGGATAACACCGGCCTTATTCTCCCCGTATTGCGCCCATTGCTGCACGATACCAGCATTATTAGCGACAGCATTTTCAAGAATACCTTCCGCATTCATGAAGTCATCATTAAGCAGTTGCTGACCCGCTACGGTGTTATTAATGAAATCATCGCCAATCGCTTCGAGAATAGCGCTTGTGTCTGTGCTCGACATGCCACGAACCCAATCTATCCACGGCGACTGATTGCCGGATTTATCCACGATCCGTGCACGGAACCAGAACACTTGCCCCGCCCTTAATCCCTGCATGGTGTAGTTTCGTTGCGGATGTGGTACATCACTCAACAATAAGGCATCAGTGCCATCAGCAGACAAGCTATATTCAATCTCGGTTTTTAGCGCATCTTCTGCCCCTTCTGGATAACCCCAGTTCAGGGTGATACCGAAGAGAATGCCGGTGGCTGCGAAACCGACTGGCATTGGAGGGTTGCCCTCTTTACCGTTTAATGTGGTTTCTTGTGCATTAGCCCAGATACTGGATATATCCGAGGGGTTAATAGCGCGAACGCGAGCCTGATATTGCCCGGCGTATATCCCCTCGACTTGAAAGCCTTGTGCCGATGTCCGTGGTGCTGATATCCAATTCCCGTTATCGCGTCGCCACTCTGCCTCGTATGCTATTGCACTGGCTGCTGGCTCCCATGTAACACGTAAGGTAGTTACTGCGAGCCCTTGTGAGAGCGCGGAGAAGCTATCGATTACCACATTCGTTGGTGGCGGCTGAACACCCGGTGGGATTACGCTGATGGGCCGCTCATCAATGCGAGCACCCGTATCTATTCGCTCATATTTATCGGGGTCGTGCTGAACACCCGAGATACTGTACGTGTTGTCATCGTTGTCAGAGATACCGGTAACCCGATATTGCTGAATGGCTAAATCATCTACATCGACAGACCAAATACTCTCAGCAACTGGCGTTTCGCTGTATGCCACGCTGACGGTAACTACTTCTTCATTAACTGATTGAACAGTGCGAGCTTGAGATACCCCGCTCGGTAAGTTAACAAGCAACCTGTCCCCAGCATTCACATCAGCAATGCGATCCAAGGTAATGTTTCGACCAGAAACGGCACTAATACGACCGCCCGTCTTTCTACCAGATAGCATTTCATCTGCAATGCCAATAATGTGACCGGGTAAAGGAATTGCACCATCCAGCCCCACATTGAAGTTTACTATCCGGTCTTTGCTGTTGGTCAATAATGCCCAGCGGCCTCGCCGGTTGGCTTCCGTCTGCCTGATACAGCCGATCGCCGTCATATCTATCTGGTTGATGCCGTAGCGACGAACCAAATCATTATCTGACACCGCCTCTATTGCATCCTGAAAATTATTTGAGGGGTCGCTCCAGCTAACCATGGCTGTTGTGTAACGTTTCTTCTCAGAGCCACCGCCATAGGTGAAACGACCATCAATAACGTTGGCTCGCGTGAAAATATAATCAACATCACGTGGCATATCAGCCAAGGCACAAAGCTGATTGTTTCCCCAATACGTCATTCCTCGAAAGATAGCAGCCAAATCACGCAACACAGTGAATGCTTCAGCCTGGGATTGAATATACACGTCACAGATAAAGCGCGGCTCTGTGCCGCTACCACCGCGCCCATCGGGGACCAGTTGGTCACAATATTGCCCGATTCTGTATAGTTCCCACTTATCAACCTGCGTTGAATCTATGCGTAGCCCAAGCCCAAATCGTTCAGCTAATACAATATCGTAAAATACCCAGGCAGGGTTATTGGTATATGCCCACTTAAATGAACCATCCCAAACACCGGAGTAACTCCGAGTTTCCGGATCGTAATTCGTCGGAACGCGGATTACTCTACCCTTTGGCTCGCAAGAAATTGCGGGTATATTCTGGAATTGAGTGGCGTCAAACTCTATATAAAGAAGTGCCGTATTCGGATAGCGTAACTTGGCATCAATGACTTCAGAAATAGCCTCTGTGTTCATTCTATCTGCAATACGACCAGAGTTAGCGTTAGCTGTGATGCGTCTGGAGCGGATCTGCCAGCCAGTTGTGGCTTTGGGCAAATTGATTCGATGAGAACGCTCGTAAAGCGTTGTCGTTTTACCATCTATCGCTGTATTGAGCAGTGTCGAATATGCTCCACCATCGGTAGAAACATCAACTGCATACTCAATGCGATAACCGCCAACATCACCGTTATCAGCCTGACGCTGCAATGAAGGCCAGCCAAAGCGAACCCGGATAGCAGACAATTGCGTGTTGGTGACAGAGCGAACCCATGGCGTATCTGATTTCAGTTCTGTATTAACTGTTATCTCATTCTCAACATTCGGCATGCCCTGAATATAGTCCTGAGCCTGAGTGCCAGCTCGATACTCCCATTTCACACCAGTGAAATTACTGCTTCCGTCGGGGTTTTTAATTGGGGTGCCATCAAGATAAATGTTAGTCCCGTCCAAACCGCCCGCAAACTCCCCTTCACCAAGCGCAAGAAGTATCTTTGCCTTAGCTGTTGATTGAATACTATCAGGAGATTCCACAGGTGTAGTGGCGTTGCTACTCCCACCTTTACGGCCTTTAATCTGTTTGCGTGCCATATTTCACCCATAAAAAAACCCCGCTTTCGCGAGGTTTGCTTAATTTAATATCTGTTAGTGTGGTTTTTTGAAGTTTATAGTCACTACCATACCATCTACTGGGTTATTGGCTTCATACCTCCACTTATAAATAGAGTCCAGTGCAGCTTTATCAAAAAGCGATTTTGGTTCTGACTCTACTATCTTGGCATTTTTAACTTTGCCTGATGAATCGATATCGTAGGCTATCTTTACATATCCCTCTTTATCATGAACCCATGCGCGGGAAGGATATATTTCAATATTTCGCTCCATTAACTTAGGAGGCTGATTATTAGAAGTCAAATCATTTGCATTTGCTGTGATTTGATAAAGAGATGAGAAATACAATACCAAAAATGAAACCTTGACTTTATTTTTCATAATTCTATCGCCTATCCTTTTCCGAATAATTCACGATAGCAACATTCATAATAAGGTTATAATTGTTTGTACAGATCAATACTGCGATATTGATCGTTAAAAACGATCGTAATGTCACATTTGGTCTTCAGCGTAAATACCCGCTGAGATAACTGCCCCGCCAATTCTACGCTTGCCATAAAGTACGCCCACAGGATTACCCTGAGCCGTAGAGTTAACCGGGCCACCGAATGCATAACTTGGCTTGTTGTCAGGTGATTGCCTGGATGCAAGACCGCCCAATTGGGGGGAAAGCATTTGAACTACACCGCCAACCATCATGGCAGCACCCAAATTGATCATCGCACCACCTACCGGTGCAGCGTAACCCCAAGTTAAACCTGTCACTACTATCCCTGCAACAACAAGAACAGCGCCAAGAATAGTTTGAAACACACCAGCTTTTTTGCTGCCAATTATCACTGGAACAATTCGTATTTCCTGCCCACCACTGGCCAGGCCCAACTCCTCCTTGCCTATATTCTTACCACCTTTAAAAATGGCAAAGGTTAGCCCTCTCTTCTTAGCGGTATTCATATACGCCTCAAATCCCGGAATGGATACGCTTAATGCCTTAAATGCCTCTTTTGTCTGGCTAATCAAACGCTGATGTTTTCGGCCAAACCGTGTAGCTAGTGACCCACTTAACTTGATTGTCGTCATTACTTCTTTCGCAAACACTGTCATTGACTTTTCTCCATTAAGCAAAAAACCCGCACTTGGCGGGTTGATTAATATTCTTCATCTTCAATCCAGCATTAATGGAATAATGAATGCTGTTGATCTGGAGGAAGTGGAGTGGTTTTCGTTGCCACGTAACTTTATTTAGTACGCCACATACGATATTGCCCCCAAACACCATTTTCAGCCACATATTCCTGATCGGTGCCATCAGCTACTATATCCAGCGTTTTTCTCATTCCTAGAGATAATGTACTGCAATCATTGCTCACTTTAAGCTTATGAGGCCCAAGATCAAGATATGTTGTGATGTATTGATTCTGTCTTAGTAATGCAACATCTTTATCATCTACCTGTATCAGGAACTTACATATTCCACCACTTCCACCACCAATGAATTGCTTATTCCTTGTGACAGTAACTTTGCTTTGAGTAATGCCATCTTTCTTTATAGTAATTTCTTGGTTTAATATTTTATCTGAAGGCTCATACGGCCTAGCACATCCTGTTAACAAAGCAGTACCTAAAGCCAAGATGATTAATCTTTTCACTTTTAATTTCCATGAGTTTAAATAGGAATTATCCTAACATGTTAAATTCACAAAACAATGAGAAATGGCAAGTATTAATACGTGAAACCACAAGGGAGGTTAATTTTCATGCAACACAGCATAGAACAAATTGTCTTTGCTTATTAATGTGAACTTGCATATAAAAACTGAATGAATAATCCCCCAACAAATTGGTAAACATGCCAAACAACTATTGGGTGAATATTGAGTTAACATTTCTTATACCTTATAACCTTCATAGTCCTCTCCTGCCAATAACCACCATAAGGTACCCGATGACTAAGCTGTCCGTATAAATGGTGCAGCATCATCCCATCGTCCAGTAAAATCCCCGCATGATTCGCCACTGGTGCTGATACTTGCATTATAACAATGTCACCCGGCTGTGGTGGGCCACTAAATTCACGAAAGCCACATTCATACCAGTTATCCATATAGAAGTTTTCCGTGCCGGACTCCCACCAATGCCAGTCAACACGATAGTCTTTCAACTCAATGCCATGCGTTTGCTTGAAGTAGGACATTATCAAGCCCCAGCAATCTGTATGGCCTAGGACGAACTGACGACCAATTAGCGGAAGGTCCCCGCGCGGCTGGATAGTTCGTAAATCCCCCTCGGGCCAGCTCACAATGTGCCAGGGTAGTTCGTTATTATCGCATTGGGCCATGTCCAATTCGGATGGCTGAGTAGTGGCATCTGGGTGACTGTGTACAATTGCTGTGATGGTCCCCCAATCTTCTGCCGCTATATACCCCCCAGGGTCGAGGTGAAACTGTTCGATTGGGTTTGTAGCCAGATTAATACAAGGAAAATACTTCTCGACTCGCGACTTCTGCGCCACAACCCCGCAACACTCTTTCGGGTATTCCGCTTCGGCGTGGGCCAATATCGCTTTAATCGTTTTGTCTCTCATGACTACCTCTTGATTAGAGCTGAACCAGGGAAACCACCAAATGGCAGCGGGCTATCGGAACCAAATCGCTTTTTGCAATCGACCAACAGACCTGAGCACTTATCTTTGCTCGGGTCGTCTGTCGGATTGCCTTTCGCGTCGAAATACAACGTTCCGGCATAATCGCAGCCATTGCCTGAGCGATAATCACCGCGCATACACCAGGTGCAGAGTGAGTGAATTTGTCGAGTGGGGATAAGCAGTCCCTGCAAATCCGCAGGGCTGGAGAGTGTGAATTCAACGATTTCATTGGTTTCTGTCGATTTACTGTCGATAAAGTAAACCTGAACCTTCTCCTGTTCTGGGTCAGCCTCAGAATTGCCATCAGGAAAATTCACCGCATCCAGATAATGTTTGAATGTGTCGTGAACGATAACCTTGGCCTGCACCATGTCGTCAAATGCCAGACACAATGCGGTGATGCTCCCATCAAGATTCGCTACCGATAACTTTGGCTGTGCACTCTGTCCATCACTGGACATCTCAATGCCTTCAACCTGTACCGGCCATGCTGAATACTCTTCCCTCTGCCACCAGATAGATTTAGCTGGCAGTTTGGTTTCGTCGCCACCGGCCGCCGCAATCTCTTCTGGAGTATGGGGTAATGTATCGGCATGGAAACGCAACAATGGCCCATCAAACTGAGAACCATCAACTTCATACAGGCGAACACGGTTACCCGGCTCCAGTCGTTGCAAGTCAGTATTAATTGCCATATTGGGTTACTCGATATTAAGGCTTGAAAGATTGCTCGAAAGTGAAAGAGACAGACATAACATTACCGCCAACTGGAACGGCCTTGATAGAGTCGGCAGTGACACGCCACAGACCCACAACGCCATAGGGTGCAGTCCACTGGCAGGACTTGGTGGTATGCCTGCGAACAAACGCCAGGATGGGTATCATGTCTTTTTCCAGACCCTGAAAAGTCAGCGGCCATGACTGCGTTTCAGGGTTGATTCCATCGCCAGCGACTTGCTTGTAGCCATCGCCGAACTGAGCAGTCCTGACCCGCTGGTTAAAACTACCCTCAGGAATGCCCTGTGTTCGCCAAAGAAATGTTTCAATCGCCATTTTACCGTCCCGTTTTGTTAGCGACAAAATTGGTGATGCGTCCACTTTGCCCCATAGCGCGATCAAGCTGCTGCGTAACAATAGTTATGACTTCATTTCTCGCAGCCTTGCTAACCAACTCTCCATTATTTGCGCCGCTATCCTGCTGTTGGTTTCCCTGAGTGGTTATTGTCATGCCACTCAAATCGACTGATATGGCCGTCCCTCCGCCCTGCATTCCGAGCATTGACGCGGTGGCAGTTACCGCATTACTAACCAATCCTCCATCGGCATAACCGCGCATCATCTTGTAGAGATTATCAATACCAATTCTGTTTGTAGCTTCTTTGGTAAAGACAAACTCCCCGCCATGAACCACACCTTTCGGTTCGAATTTTCCACCGTCACCAGTGTAGCCGCCGACGTCATAAGCTCTGAAGCTGGTAGACATCCCCATAGCGCCCGCACTGGCACTGCTGGCAGTTCCACTTACAGCCCCTGCGCCCGCCGAGGCACCACCACTCATCCACCCCATTGCCGCCTGAATAGCTTGGGCAATCAGCAACCGGTTGATGATATCGACAATGCTGGTCAGGAAGTTGGTAGCAAACTGCTTAACGTTAGCTGAGCCGGTTGTCATCATCTGGGTCGCCATGGATGTCATGCTACCCATTGTGGTTTGGGCCAGTTGAGCGGTAGCAGAGAAAACGTTATTGGCGGTTTCACCGTACTGTTCTAGCCCCTGAGTCATACCCGCTAACCAGTCACCTTCGTTCAAATCCTCCTGTTCAAATCCAGCATGCAACTCAGCTTTTGCCTTGTTGTACTCTGCTGTGATTTTCGCCAGTTGTTCAGCATCATTAATACCCTTGGTATCCTTACGGAAAGTATTATCAAGCTGAGCTTCCTGATCTACCCTTCCTGCCTGCTTAGAAGTCAGACCAAAGCGATCTTGGTTCTGCTTATTCTTTGCTGCAATGGAAGCTGTGTACTCTTCCATCTTTTTCAGGGCTTCAGTAGCCTTCTTGCGCTCAACGTTTTCGCGTGAAAGCTGGGCCTCAAGCTGCATACTGGCTGTGATTTCACCAGAACGGGCCAGAAGTGATTTTTGGTCAGCAGTGAGGATGGTTTTGCTTTTCAGGTCAGCGATTTTCTGAGTGAATGACGAAAGTTGCTTTTCCTGCTCCGTCATTGATTCAGTTACTTTTGACTGTTCCCTTAAAACTGCGATTCGCTCTTCACTATCAAGCAATGCTTTGGTGGCTGCATCGTCTTGATAAGCTGCGGCTGCGCGACCTTTTGGTGTCGCTCTGTCCTTATATTTAGCATCTATCTCAGAACGGATACGTGCTTGTTCTTCAGCGCTGAACCGGTACGCAATTTGATTAAACTTCTGTTGTTCCTTTGTCCGTTGCTGCTCTCGCGTTGCGTATTGGTCGCGGTAACCATCCATAACCCGCAGACTATTTTTCTCCAGTTCCTCAGCATTCTGGTTGGCTTTCTTTCGGGCAGCCGCGACATCTCTCTGATATCTTTCCTCGGTAAGCAGCGCTTTTTCGGCGGCAAGTTTATTGTTGTCATAACGCCCCGGATTAGCCTGGCTTTCTGCCATCCGAGCATTGACATCAGCCAGCCGATCATCAAGGGACTTATCTCGCCCGATGTCAGCCATCGCATCAAACGTCGAAAGAACAACACCCTTAAGACCTAACCACGCCTTCTCCATATAGCCGACATTATTAACAATCTCATCCGCCCTTTCACGCATCGCTTTAGAATATGACTCCATCGCCACTCTAGCTGCACCAATGGTGTTACCTGAGCGTTCCATCGCAGAGATTTGTTCATACTCGGAGGCGGTGAGGTAATGAAGCTGGTCATCAAGCTCTTTTGCTGCCTTTAACGGTTCATCCTGAAGGCGCTTAAAGTTATTAACCGTTGCATCAATGGATTGGCCGGTTGCCTGTTCCATCTTGGCGGCAGCTAGGGTAACCATTTCGATTTGTGACGAATCAAATGAACCGGTACCGACCACTTTTGCCATGGCGGCGGATAATGCAGATTGGGTCAGCCCATCACCAGACAGCCCTTTAGCCATAGCCTGAAGCTGAGAGGCTGTTCGTCCTGCATAATTACCAGTCAGAATGAGTTGCTTATTGAACTCCTCATTTTCTGCTGCACCTTTGTAGTAAGCGAGCGCCAGCCCCCCGACTACGGCCGCCGCACCAACTAGTCCTACCGTCATCGGTGTGATCAGGCTCAATAGCGCTTTGCTGGCATTGCCAATACCGCCAAAGCTATCTTTAATCTGCCCCCCCTGCTGAATGGCGATCATGTACAGCGGCATACCACCGGCGATTGAGGTGGCGATATCCGTGAATTGCATGGGCAATTGGCGCATAGCCATACGGTATTGACCAGCAGAGACAGTGCCTTTCTTCCAGGCATCTTCTTGTTCTTTCAGCTTCGCTATGAATGGTGCTGCTTGCTGAGTCATACCTAATTGAGCGGCTTTATACTCCTGAACCTGTGATGCAGTTTTCCCCTGAAGTTCAGTTTGCTCACGCAATCGAGTGATGAAGTTTTCTTTTGCCGTTGTGGCTGCGCGATCTGCTGCAGCTTGCTCTGCTGCCGCCCTTCCTGCTTTTGTACTGGCTTCAGCCGCTGCGGTTAACTCCTGTCGAGCACGTCCAATCGCAACCGCCGACTCACGGTAGGTTCTGTCATCAACAATCCCCTGAGAACGAAACTTTGATAACTGCAACTGCATATCATCAAGCTTATTCAGTGCATTATTGACTGGATTAATTTTCGCCAATAAATCCTGAAGTGCTTGCTGTTGCTGTTTCAGGCTCTCGTTATTTTGCTTTTGACTTTGTGCGCCAGCTTTGAAGGCATCATTCAAGCCATCTGCTTGTTTGGTAGCCTTCTCTGCTGTTTGCCCGAAGTGGTCTAACGCCTTGTCACCTTGTTCCAGGCTGGACGTATCCGCGCGTAGTGAGATTGTTGCGATATCTGCCATTTACTTGCTCCGCTTGTGAATAACGGACAGCGCAACGCTCTCCATGTGCCTTATGTCATCAAACACGGTTGCTTTGCTCTCTACGCCCACCCAATCCATGACTTGTGACAGGCAGCCGTAGTCCAACCCAGTAGGCCCAGACATGCCGGTACGCCACTGCGTGGACATTGCTCTAATCACATTGAAAGCAGGCCAAACATCCGGCCATATCTCGATAATCACATCATCGAAATCATCAGGAGTCAGGCCGTTGCCTGCCAATTCTTCGCGGGTGGGTTCAGGGGTGTAGAGGGCTGTGGCAACCGAGGTTAGTTTTTTTCGCGGTTACCAAGCAGTTCACGATAGAACGCACTGATGAGATTCTCGATGGCTTTCGGGTAGTTATTAGCAAGCACTTCCAGATTTTCGCGGTTGAATGCGTCGGGAAGCGCCCAGCCTTGGATGATCTTCTCTGCGAAATCTAACCCTGTTTGCCCTTCTGCTTTCTCGATATCCGATACTTCATTCAGCGGCAAATGCTTAAAGGTAAACGTTAACTCGCCGTCATCCAGACCAGCGCGAGGGATTTTCACATCTGCTTTAAATGTTGGTGACGGTACCAGGGTGAATTTTACTGCCATGGTTCATGTTCCTTATGCGGTTACGGTGACGGCACAAGTAGCGGTTTTCGCGCCATCTGCGGTGGTGTAAATGATATTGGCACTGCCAGCAGCAACGCCAGTCACAACACCAGTTACCGGGTCAACGGTAGCTTTGGTTGGTGCTGATGATGACCAGGTACCAGACTTGTTTGTTGCATTTGCTGGTTCTACGGTGGCCGTTAAGGTTTCAGTAGCAGCGACAGCAAGAGTGGTTGTAGTTTTATTCAAAGTGACGCCAGTAACGGCTACAGGAGCACCAGACTTATAGAAAGTCATCGCCTGAGATTGAAGATTGAACACCGCAGTGACTGTTTCAATGGCATTAATCGCTGTGGTCGGGATGTCATTAAATGACACTTTCACCGTTGAATAGCGGTTCTCTTTGGCTTTAGGCACATACATGTAGGTCGCCAGCGTTTGCTCTGACTCATCAGCCGCGCGTAATACCGAATAAACCGGCTGACTAGAATCATGTGCCAATGTCAGGGTTTGGGATTGTGCAGCTTTGAACGTGTTGAGGTTGCGCTGGCGGGTATCGCTCAGGAACTGAATCTGAATCATCTGCTGATCGCCACCACTGTTCGCCACTTCAGTGATTTGCGGGATTTCAATCCAGCTTAAGACCTTCTTAACCGTCCCCACACCGCCGCCCACAGCAAAACGGTCAGTATTAGATGTATCAATTGAACCGAGGGTTAGCGAAGTCGTTGTCGACGCCGTAACTTTTGCAGCCAGGTCATTCAGAGCACCCCAGCCAGACGTAAGTTGCACAATATCGCCTTCAGCGATGCCATGCCCCGTTGCTACCGTCAGAACTGCGTCAACAGCATTGGAAACTGCCGTTACCGCCACTTCGGCTTCATATGTTTTAGCCAGGTAAATACCCGCGCCATTAGGTAGAGCAAAGCCCATGGTAATTCTCCGATTTTGGATATAAAAAAACCGGCATAGGCCGGTAGATGTGGGATTGATTGAGGTTTAAATAACGTCAGCGCGATAGCTCATGCTGACTGGTGTTGTGTATGTGGTGTCGTTACTAATGCCGGGAAACTGGCTGGGAACGCTGTTGATATAGCAGGTTACCACCCCGTCTGTCAGCTCAGTATTGAGGTTAAACAATTCTATTAACTCAGCAGCAATGAAATGAGATTTTGATTTACCGCTACCTGCTTTGGCATTGATATTAATCTGATACACGCCCTTGAATACGCGGGACACCTGCGCTAAATCGATAGCATCTGTTGTGGCTGGCATGACATGCGATTGCAAATACATATCACCAGTGTCATCAAAGCTAACGTTTTCGGTAGCCAAGGGAATGCCTTTAATTGCCGCCCATTCGCCAAGCCGTTTCTCCAGCAATACCGTGATTCGCTGAGTGCTCACTTATTCACCTCATTGGCTGCTTCAGTAAAGTATTTAACAGCGTCCTCGGCGGTTATGCGGATCATCCCGTTTGGGGCTTGTGATGAATGACCAAATTCAAGCCGGTAAGCATAAGGAACGTTGTTGGCGAAATAGATCGCCTTAGTGCCGACTTTGAACTGTTCAAGCATGTAATTGCCCGCAGCTATTGTCATGTTGCCACTTTTATCTATGCGCCCTGTTTCGCCGTCCGGCTGAGCATCTAAGCCAACCTGCCAGTTACCTCTAAAGCGTCCACCGGTATAGCCAGCAGGTGCTTTGACATCCATGCTATCAGTCACCCTAGCCCGTTTTTTCAGTCGCCCTGTTTTGGTTAAGTTAGCTGAATCTTTCTTTAGTTCTTCGTTATGCTCGAAAACAGCATCGTTATATGAAACGGCGGTGTTGTTGGTTGCCCATAAGTCAGGGTTACCAACTGGAGACATCGTGACTAACCGATTAAGAATTTTGATCCCTGCTTTTTGCACCACCAATTCCTGATTACGCTTACCCTTTTCAATAAACGCATTAATTGAAGCCATGAAGCTGGAGTTGTCAGCCATATCACGCCCTCAGTTGTGGTTTGTAGCAGATCAGTAATGCCGCGGGTTTAACAGGGTTAGGTTTAATGACTCGATGCTTTTTGCCATCAACCATAATTAGATCACCAATGCGAATTTCCACATCAGCCGTAGCCGACATTTTCACATCACCATTCTGGATTAAGGTGCCATCAATCTCGCCGGGAGAGTAACTGGAAATAACACCAACAATGGAGGATGTTTCTAGCGGGATTTCAACTTCAACACCTCCAACAAACTCGACACCACCACCGCGAGATAGTTGGTAGGTCGCTCCATTCTCGGTAATCAATCGTGTTGCTGTCGTTCGCATTAGTGGGTAATTGATAGCCATATCATCGCCTTTCTATCTGAGCGTGAAGATAGTCAGTTTTAAGTGATTCAATCGCGCCAACCATCACGTATGGAGCGCCACCGTGGTGATAACAATCCACTACATCGCCATTGCTAATCATGATCACAGCCAGGCTCTGAGGGTTGCCATTTTCAGCAAACGCTAGCGCTTCCTTTAGGAATCGGATCACATTGGCTTTGTTATATTCAGAAGCACTGTTTTTTATTAACGGGACGACTTTCAATTCCGACATGTTATCCCCTCACCATACGAACCTGTCCTGCGCTGGTTATCATTCCGCGCAACAACCCGTTTAACCAAGTAAAGCTCGGGGCCGCAACGCTGGAACCTTCTGCATATGAAACGCTAACAGCACCAACTACTGTCTCTTGAGTCACTTCACCGCCACCAGCAAATGCTGGAGATAAATCTATTTCCTGTGCTTCTATTGCCAGCTTGCATTGAGCCTGAACAACCTGTTTAGGAATGATGTTTTTAGGCAGTAGGTGACCATCGACAACAACCCCAGTGCGAGGCCAGAATAAAGGCTGCTCAGCTACCGTTCGGCTCCCTTTCCATATAAGACCTGCAAGGTAGTCCATTCCCTGCAAAAGTAATTGCTCACAGGATTCGTCATCCACCGGCACGTCATAGCCGCGAGACGTCGCCAAAGCTCGCAAATCATCGACACTTGCATAACTTTCGAAGTTAGAAGAGTCCGGGTTAGTAACCAACATAAGCCGCCCTTATTCGCTAATACGCCATTCTTCCAGCAACCATATTTCTACTGACTCAGGGTGAACATCTGCTTCAATCGGGCCGCCTGGTAGCATTGGTAATTCACGCTTCATACGAATGAATTCAACAGGTTCAACAGGTTCAACAGGTTCAACAGGGAGATTAGTTGCCGTTGGATCTGCCACATTAGCAATCAGTTTCTTTGCTTTACGCTGCTCTTTCGTTAATCCGGCCATTTATTACTCCAAATAAGAAAGGGGCCGAAGCCCCTTGATAATTAACCTAAGATGATAGTGCTATGCTCGGGCTTGACCGACGCGACGCCCCACGCCAAACCAACTTCATAACGCACCTGGCGATACTGGCGATACAGTGCAATCTGGAATGTAATGCCGGATACCGGGTCGGTAACGTTCATTACGTCATCAGCGGTATCACCGCCATCAGGCATTGCCGGAGTACGTGATGCCAACAGGAAGGCATTGCGATCAAATGCCATATTAGCGGTGTAACTACCGCCCACGGTCACCGCCGCATTGTCGGCCAGTGCTTTCATCAATCCGGGTGCTGCAATGGTGATAACTGATGATGTGGCAGCGGCCACAACGTATTTGTGGTCATCACCATCAAAGGTAACCACATCACCCACTTTCACAGTGCCAGTACCCGTATCAACAGAGATCAGCCGATCACCGACCGCATGACCACCAACCTTGTTCACAAGGAAACCTGCGCCAGAGCCTGCTGTAACTCGCTTAACGCCTGCTGAGTTATGCAGATTGAACCCTTCAATACGACCGAGGATACCTTCACGCAAAAGTTCTTCAGTACCGGCTTCATTCACTTTGAACAGCACTGATTGTTTACCGCGAATGTTAGAGATAGCAGCTGAACCAAGCACCATTTGCAGGTTAGTTGTAGGTGCGCCGTTATCTTCCAAGACGCGACGAGAATCCGCGAAGTCTGACAAATCTGCCGCGATACCAAACGGTGTAGTACCCGCCGTACCGACAACGCGAGATGAACCGTAATACAATGCGCCAAGATCTGCATCGACCTCATTAGCAAGCGCACGGAATGCTTGCGTGAACTGGTCAGCAAGGATGGTGTTGTATGTCCCTGAGGGACCGATAGCCAGTTGCTCTTCACCGTTCCACTGGACTGGTGCCATTTTGGATTTAGTGATAACGACATCTACGGTACCAATTTCTTGCCCTGCGTCACCTGATGCAGTCGGGCCGGGGACAATATCAACTGTCTTGGCCGCTGGAGCGACTGGCGCTGATACTGTTTGCCCTTTTGCGGCTGAGTCAGCTTTGGTATTGCGGGCCACTGCCGGGATAAAACCCGTTTGCTCACGTGAGACGATATCCAACGCGGTATAAATTGTTGGGATGAGGCCCGTTAAGGTATTTGTTGCTGCCATTTTATAGCTCCAATTAGTCTACGATCGCCACGCCGTCTTTGAGTGCGGCGCGTTGCTCTGCCATACCCATTGAATCAAACGCGGTGCGTTTCAGTGTTTTTTGTCCGTGCTGATGTTGCGTCTGCTGTTGTGAGCCGCCACCATTGTTGCCGGATGCCTTAAGGATGTGATCTTTCTGCGGGTACTGTTCGACCAAAAACTCCAACGCCTCATCGAAGTCAGCAAGTTCACCTGGCTTGGTGCGAGAGAACACCTTATTGCCTGATGGGTCATAAGCCACAACCTTGCCATCTTCGATTTTGAATGACTGACCGAAACGGGCCTGAACAAAGTCGGCAGGGATCGCTACTTTATCTTTGATGAATGAGGAACTGCCGAAGCGCCCGCCGATCATCTCTTTATAAAGCTGCTCTTCCAGCGTCTTACTCTTGCCATTCGCGTCATCCAGTTGGGTCTGGAATGCCTTAGTGATTTCAGCTTTAACCTGGTCAACCGCCCCCGCATCAATCAGTTTTTTCTGGTCGATTTTGGTCAGGGTTTGCAGAGCTTCAATCGCTTTGGCTGGGTCGTCGATGCCAGAGAATTTACTGAGCTGGGCTTCCGCCGCTTCCTTACCTTCTCGATGAGTTTTTGCCTCACCGTTTAGCGCAGTGATTTTGCTCAGTGCAGCAGAAGCATCGAAGGGGATTTCTTTGCCGTCGTCATGGACATAAACCGGCATTCCGTTCTCAACAACTACCTTTCCATCTGCATCTAATTTCAATTTCATGGTTAATCTCCAAGCCTTCCGGCCATTTTAAAAAGGTCATCCGACCCGCTCGTCGTATCGCATCCGCTAACGACAGATAATAAAAAACCCCGCTCGGTGGCGGGGTTGAGTGAACTTGTAATTACTTGGCTTGATACGTTATTTCTTACTGTGTCAAAACAGTAAAAAACAGAGAATTGCTGATAATATGATTCAGAAGTACACGTTTAGTACTCTGATAGATAGCTACTCTGATAATCCACTATAAGAAATAAGCGAAATTTCTGTTTCCCTGTTTGAAAACTCAGTAATCGCAAACTTAATCTTATTTTGGTTTCGTATTGCGTTTTCCAACTCTTCTCGCTGTAAATATCCGTAGCCGTACTTCTCAAGAATGCACATCAGTCCGGGTATATCAGTCTCTATTCCGGTTTTCCCATTTTCAGCGCTCTGGTTATAGAGTGCATTTTCAATAATTTTGGCAATGTCCATGTGTCATCTCTTTCGCTAAAATAAAGTATAATCTTTCCATGTTTTAACCGTATTCGCCAGTGCCAGCAAAACGATAATACTCAATGATTACAGTTCAAATTGTTGTAATTGGTTTAGTGTTAACCACTCCCCCTTATCCGTGAAAAACTCGTCAACTCTCATACCATTTTCATTAATCAATCTTGCCCGAGTTTCTCCTAGCACCTGAACCTGTCGGCGATAAGATTGACGTTGTAACCATTCGCTATAGGTAGTTCCCGCTGGAACTTGTCCATCCATGCTGGCGCGAGTACCTTCGTCCATTTCGTCGATATCGATACCTATCTCTCGCCATGATTTGGTGATTAAGGTTTCCATCGAACGACAGCAGAAATGAATTCGACCAGGCCCCTGAAGATAGGGCACTTTGTGACCGATTGGTTTGCCACTCAATGTGTATGTCAACCGGTCACGGATAATACAGGTGTGGGAGGTTTTATTGTCCAGCGTGGATAGCCACTGCTTGGCGTCGAGAATGTCAGTATTACTATCCGCAAACTTATCCCGAGCAACAGCAGCCACATGGGTAATTGCCGTTTTCACAATGGCTGTGACATTCTTCCGTGTTGCCTCAATAACACCATCTCGATAGTTTTTGGCACGAGAACCACGGACTTTCCTCACAATCTGCTCGATAGTATCGCCAAGCAGATAACCATTCTTTACCGTATTAATGATACGAGTCATTCGGTCATCTGCAATATTGCCGGCCCAGTCACGCAATAGTCGCCCCTGAAATGGTTTGGCCATCGCTGCGGCATAAACCTGCTCGTGGGTGATTGATGCTAATGGGAATCGATTTAAAACCGGTGCTGGTAATAGCGAATCAAACAAACTTAGCTGATACCCCACCTCATGCCCTGCAAAGTCCACTAGCTCATCAGTGAGTGACATATACGTCGCATTGATGGCCTGCTTATTCACCTCGCGAACACTGGTCAGCAAACTCTCAAAACGTTTCACAGTGATATTATTTGGATTAACCGACTCAAGTGCTACCAAGAGACGAGTCGATAACTCGGCATCACTGTCATTGAGAACTTTCACCATTTGTCGGGCAACACCAGTGGCATAACGCGATTGGAACAGACTATGAGCTATGACTTCATCACGTAACCTTTCGTTTATCGTTGCCATTTAGTCATCCGTAAGCGTTGGACTCAGGTTATTAAGCTCATCTAATACTTCATCCGGTTTAGCATCGGGATCTATAATCTTGAGAACTTGCAGAGCGCGAATGGCATCGATAGGCCTGATGTCACCACCCTGCCGTAATGATTGAATAGCCAGTGCAGACGTTGCATTGAATGTCTGTTCAGCCGTTTCCAGTTCGGTGCGAATATCAACGCTACCACCGTCATTTTCACCTGACCACTCCGCCATGATTTGCAGAATATTATCCAGCGCATCTTCCAAGGAATTGGACATGGTATAGAGCGGCGATTGCTCCTGCATGCGTTCTTCAGTGACCTGATCTACTGCTTTTGTTGAGGTGTTCTCTGCGCGGAGCATCTTGGCCCCAGCTTGTCGCATTTGCTCAATTAAGTCGCTCAGGGAATCCTTACCTGAATTGATAGCTGAACCCGTGTGTTCGACATACTCCAATCCTTGCTTGGAACGGTCAGAGAACCTCGTGGCAGTTGATGCACCAATCGTTAATTCTTGCCCATCTTCCAATCCAAATACTGTCAGTAATGGCACGCGGGCAACATGAAGAATGTTGTCTTGCTCACTTTGGCTTTGCCAGTGCTTGATATTTAGTAATGCCAAGCTAATGAGCGGTGGTGTTGCGCACATAAAACCAGTGCGCTTGGTGTAAAGAGTAACCAAGGGAATGTCATTACGTGATGTTTCCCAAGCGTCATGAATGACCCATACATCACCACCATCAGCACTTTTGCTCGTTGACTTACGATGTAACTCAACTGCACCAGGAGTAAGTTTACGAATTTGCTCAATCTTGTGCTGCGCGTAATTTTCAGCATCTTCGACAACAATTTCTTTTATCCGCAACTCTGTGAGCCTGACCTTTCCCTCTTTTGTCTCTGACTTCCAGCCGATAACTTGGCGCGGGTTAATTAAGACAGCATAAGGCCTTGCGCCAGTCGCTTTCTCTTCAGCTTTTGTTTTGATATCACCTACGCGGGGATAATCCACCAGAGCATGCGCAATACCGTATTGTAGAGCGAGGCTGAAATACTCCTGCGCCCATACATCCAGACGATTACCCGACAGATCAAAGTTTTTCGTGTATTCGACAATAGGGTCCGGTGTTGTCTCACTTAGCTGCGTCGGTTCAGAGAACACCCGCCCCACATTATTCTTAATCGTTTCTTCGTAAGCAGGGAGAAGTGTGGCCACCGACAGCCGTTGTTTATAACTATCACTATCCTCGTTAGGCCATTTGGGTAAATGCTGCTCGGCGAGCTGACGCATATAAAGCGTGCCACCCATCAGAGCGTCATTAATGTCCCACGCCTCGGTCATGTTCCCATAATCGAGATTGGGTGTTGAAATATCTGGCATGGGTTACATCCGTAGTTGAGTGACTTTGCCGGTTGGCTTGTAGTGAACATGCAATACGCGATAGCGAGTGCCATCCCAGTCATGATCTTCTTGAGTGGTATCTACGTCATCAGGGTTTTTATCATCACGGACAAGCGACGGTATGCGGCTTATCCAACCACGGCAATAGTTGAAAACATAGAATGCAGGTTTCTCCGGCATCCCTGATTCAGTTGTTTTACCTTCAACAACAGCCTCAAGCATGTCCGCGAATAGAGATGCGCCGTTAATACGGGATCCGGGTTTTTTATTTGAAGGTAGCCATTTAACACCCTGTGCCTCCATTTTCTGTGCGATTGATAATTCACTGTCTCCCGTATTGAAAATGGAGCCATCAGCAGGACCGGGAATAACCTTTTTGCAAATACCAGGCATGATATGCATCTGACCTTGCCCCTTAGTTTCCTCAGGTTCGTCAACCTCATCACCAACAAGGCGCTTATCCAACCAGGCAACGCCTTTGGCAACGTTAGTTGATGACATGTTCAAGCCTTTATTCAGTTCATCCGGTGGGCAGCCATACCATTCGCCAATCAGAATCAATGAACCTGCTGGCGGGCAGAATATTGAGCCGTCTGGCAACGTTGCATTTGTGCCATCAGCCTGCGCCCACCAAAGGTTAGAAAATGGCTTCGATTCGCCCCAGTCATGAGAGCGGTCAACCGTCCAGCTATCAGGTATGCAAAATGGCTTGATAACATGAATGCTTTCATTCCACAGATGGTCAAACCGTCCACCGCTGGTCACATCCCACGAGCCCTCAACCCACGCTTTGCGTTTGTTCGGGTCTTTGATATTCATCAGTGAGGCGATATAAACCGGATCGAGATACGGGTTTTCTTTGAACGAGCCATGAATAGCCACCCTCGTAAGGGTTATTTCCTCATCCTGCTGAGTCTGCGGATTTGGCACCATCTGAGTATCACGGATTATCGTTCCGCGCGGCGCTGGCTCAATGAAGCGTTTCTTCACCCATGTATGGCCTATGCCAAACGGGTTGGTAGTATTGAATGTCTCAAGCGGGATGTTTGGCAGTAACGAGCCATCAGGTAGCGGGTAATCTTGTGGCCTGAACGATGACCGCCGACAAGAGAACATCGACTCATAGAAGTCTGCGTTAGGCTGCTTTGTCAGCTCATTAAAGCCGATAAACGGGAATTCTTGGCCGTGATAATCCCAGTAATCGTTCTCTTCTTTACCAAACCTGAAAAGTAACTCTTCACCGGTGGGCCAGACCCAACGCAATTCCGATGCGGAGGCAAGAAAACGAGCGCCATCACCAAACAGGCGATACATGCGCTTTGACTGAGTAATAATATCGGCAAGGTTTTTATATTCTGTATCGAAGATGACACCGCGCCAGAACGTGCCGTAACCCAGTCCAACCTTTCGCCGAAAGCGAGCCAACTGAGCGGCTGTTTTACCCGGTCCTCGGGTTCCTTCGAAAAGGATTTCATCACACGGACAACTCAACGAAAGCGACTGAGAACCAGGTAACGGCTTCCAAACTACGTTGTAGCTCATTTGCCTAATACCTCGCTTTGCTGTTGCTGTGCGGCTGCCTCCCATTCGTCAGCGCTGTTACAGGTCGGGACTGGCATTATGTTGTGAGTTACAGAACCGGATTGCTCGACCTGCTCTTTGAATGCCAGGACACTGATGTGCTTACCCATTAACTCAAGATTTTTTACCTTATTCGGCCACTTAATTTTCTTGAGGATGTTCTCAATGGTGGTTTCGTCGAAGTTGGTAATCGACGTATTGATATCGAATCCACTGAGTGTTGTGCGCCACACTTTCGGCCATTCAGAGATGGGTTTAATTCCACCGTCATCATTCAGGATATCTAATACATCCATCTGATCGATTTCAACCAGTCGATTTAAGACATAAGCCGCATTTATGCCAACCAGATCATTGCGTTGAGCTTTCAGTTCGGCGATTCTGTTTTGGATGTCAGGTTTTGACAGGTTTTCTGAGGCGGTGCGGTTTGCAGTCTTTACGCTGTACCCCGCCCGAATAGCCGCTTGTGTGGCGTTCAAATCGATGAGGTACTCGCGACAGAACATTTCTTGTTTGTCAGTGAGCGCCATATATAACTCTCTGTTGAGGTTGTCTAATGTTTTACCGTTACTTAATTGATAGCACTGAAGGTCCTAGTGACATGATTCTTTGTGATGAATGCCAAAAAGAAGTTGATTGGACTTCTAAAGAGAATAAAGAATCTAGTGGTTGCGAATACCAAGGTGACAATTGCGAGGAGGCTTAGCTCCTTGTCTAGGCGGCCAAATTTATTTTTGGTCGCCATGTTTAACCCTATCCTTATTAAATATAATACCTTACTCAAATTTCAAGTAATGTTGCCGATAACAAAAGAGGATTTTAAAAAGGAGAATTTATGAGCAATTACACCATCCCCTCTTTCGAGGAAATAGCATTAACTATTGGAAAGTTCATTCTGGTTTGTGGAGAGATTGAATTTGAAATCACGGCTTCCTACCCTGCTTTTAGAGGCAAGCAGTTATCTGCCACATGGATGAGTGATTCCTTTTCCAATAAAATCGGTAAGCTACAGGCGGCGCTAGATGTTTCTATCCCAAAACACAAAGCTTACCATGATCTCCTTGACAAACTTTCCGCTTACCGAGATTTGAGAAACCACCTTTCTCATGGTTTTGTTGCAATTGATGCAACATCTCCGACCCCTGGTACTTATACCTCTATCAAAATTGGCACTAGCAACACTTCGTATCAAGTTAGCGACCTGAAAAAAGAACTCAAAGACTTGATAACTCTGCAACAAGCTTTGAACACCGCTAATGCTGAGGCACTTAGTGCAAAAAACCTAGGGCATTTGCTGTAATTTATTGCCCTGCTTTGTACCAAGCCTGCCAGCGGTAGATGTTAAGGCGAAGTTCTCGCAGACACTCTGCCGTTTCCTTATCCGCTTGCAGGTCTTCGTCGCTATCCTTCCCGGCGTCACTTCCCTTGCACGGTTGTGTCATCAAATCCTGCGATATTGTTGGCTGCGTCGATTGACTGCTGACGCAACCGGATAGCAGTAGCATCAAAATCACACTTGATATGATTCGGGTCTTGGACATATTTCACCACGTCGCGGGTAATCGTTTTGTAGATGACCTTTCCATTGTCTTTTGCAGTGGCGGCTTTCAGCTCTATTGGCTCAAGCTTTGTTTCGGCTTTCTTTTGGTTCTTTGCTGCCGCTGCGTTCATTTGGTCAGAGTGGGCATACCAGCCATTCCGGTATCGGATTTCTCCGTAGCCGATCGCAAGTAATACAAGAATGAGGAAGGCGATTATTTGGGAGCGGAGAGACATAGCGCTTTCTCCTTCTCGCGCCGAACGACCAGTCCGGGGAGCTGTTTCCCGCCACCATATGTCCAGCGAGGGAATTGATAGCAGGCTTCAGTAAACTTCCCTTCTCGCAGCATTCGATACATCGTTGATTTCTGCATCTGGGGGCAGCCGGCATTAAAAGTGATTGACGTTACCGCATCAAACTGGCCTTGGTTTAGCTTGATGCCATTGCCGTATTTGTTCACGCAGGATTCAGCCTGAAGAATATTCTTTTCCCAGTCTGCGGCGATCTGCTCATCAGACTTTCGGATGCCCTGCTTAACACCATGAGTATTACCAATGCCATCGGTCAACACTCCGGCCGGGCAAACATACGGGTCACGGCGGCATGATTCGGCATTACCGATCAGCTCTAATCCCCGCTCGCTTGTTCTGACGTTGCCATTGGATACAACGAGAGCAATGATTGCTGCCACAGAACACAAGCCACCGGCCTTACTTAGCTTGCTCATATAGTTCCTCGTTACGCTTTATTGCTTCTGCAACAATCTCCACAGCCGCTGAGCGATCCGCTATCGGGCGTATGGTCGCATCATTGAGAAACTCCCGCAGTATTTCTGTACGCTTCTGTTCTTCAATTAACCGCGCTTTCTCTTCACGCCGTTTGGCGTAATACGTTTTTATCGTGAAGAAAGCAGAGATAATTGCGCCCAGGATAAAGATGTACTCCTGTAGGGATAGTAATGAGAAAACGCCAAGCGCTAATGACCACCAATAAGGCAGGTTCTGAGAGGTAACTGGTTCCATTCGCATAGTCTCCCCCTCCCGGCCTGCGGGTTGGGCGTGTGTTTAAGGAATTTAGCCCACCAGTGCAGCCACTCATCTGTTAAGAGTGCGTGGAGTTGATTGGGTGACTGGTGGGCTAAAGCGGGAAAGTACTACAAGTAAAGAGAGCTTTTAAATTGATATGGCACTGTAATTATATTAATTGCAATTATTAACGAGACGATACAATCATTAATAAAAATAATCGATTAATTGAGAATTTGACTTAAATCATACAGTAAAGTTGCATTTACGTATTATTCTGCAACTATATTAATGTTTCTCTGGTGTTGGTCGATTGGCATCCCTTATCAAACAGACGGAGATAAGGGCTTTTTTTTACCAAAAAAAAGGAACCCATTATGAAATATACTCACACTCGATTATCAGCCTCGTCAGGTGACTACATAAAAGTCAACGGAGAGCACTGTGCGATGATTATGCTACTAAGTGATCGTGACTACGAAAAATATAGCTCTGGGTTGGGAAGTATTTTTCATGGTGGCTTCTTTGGTAATTTTCCGGCACAAATCAAAGTGCCGAGTGAAGGTTATTGGAATGTACTTATACATCCTTCGTTGCCACATAGAAATGATATTGAGTATTCGGTAAAAATAGTTCCAAGCAAAGTTCAGACTGTGTGAATTAAATAGACACTTCTTATATGTGCTCATTCAATATCATAATCATGCCTTAAAACTTGGGAGAGTGATTGCCCTCTGATTTCTCAGTCTTGCCAGTAAGAGAAAACACACCCCATGGTGTGGCAATTAGCTTTCACATTCGGCTGAGCACCAAACCATTAGTGGAACAATGATCTGAACAGATTGGGTGATGCTCAGGCGAATGTAGACATAATAAACCCCGCCGAAGCGAGGTTTATTTGACTGGATAAGCGCTACTGTACAACCAACTTTTATCACACTCACGCTTAATTTCTAAATCGTGCAATTCGCCAACGGTCTGATTAAAAAGCTCTTCTCCCTGCATCTCCTTCAGACACAACTTTGCGGCGGCCTTTAAGACGCTCCCGAAAGTTATAACCCTTTCGATGTTAAACGTGCCACGTGCTCGACAAATAGTTGAACAGGGTTGGTACTGCTGGTAACCACCCCCGCAGTTTGATTAATAGCATCCAGATGATCCATTGAATAATCAGAGCGGATAACTTTGCCAAGATGCATACTATAGCGCCCAACCAACCCATCATTCTGTAAACGTTCTTTTGTGAACAGAAATGAGAGGGCAACCATTGAAATATGCAGCGGATCAAAATTATTGAGCCCCTGCTCAATCGGGTTGTAATTAATCACCCCACCCCAAGAATAATAATAAACGCCATTCTCATATTCTTTACCTTCTCCTCCCCAATTGCTTGGCAAACCCTGCGGATATTTGGCATTGAATTTAGCGACGCCTTCGCTGGTGAGCGAGTTAAGCGCTGCGACACTGTCTTGTGGCAGGGAGGGACGACCAGTCATAATGGAAAGGAATGAGCCAAAAGCATTCATCACTGCGCCCGCAATCGATTCTGGAAGGGAGCCTGGTTTCACCGCCAAACTGACCAGATCGGCAATTTCCGAGCCAAAGTTTGCCCCATTAACGGAGGTAACAGACGCAACCAGTTCGGGATGAATGGCGGCGACGTAGCGACAGGCCAAAGGGCCTTGGCTGTGGCCAATCAGGTTGACCTTCTGGGCTCCGGTTAACTGGGTGACTTGTTTTACAAAACTGAGTAATTGTTCACCACGAGCTTCATTACTGTTTTCTGCCGATATAGAGGCAGTGAATACAGTAGCTCCGGCTTTTTCCAGTGCTTGCTGAATATCGAAAAAATAAGGATAGATTCCAGCAATCTTATCGAAACCACTGAAGCCATGAACGAGAATAATGGGATATTTTAATGAATTAGACATGATGAATACCTTTCAGGATTATTTGTCCATGTGGCCAAAGTAAATAGTAAATCAAGGTGATGATTACAATTCGTCATTACTGTTGTGTGGCGAGTAATACAAAGAATGCCTAATGGTTACGTTGTTGATCATTAATAGAACATGCGCTTTCCAATGAAAGTATCCGCCCATTCCACAAACAAAAAAGCCCTGACTTATGTCGGGGCTTATCATTTTTGAAGCCGGTTACGGTTCCGGCGTCAACACCTACCAATGTGCTGACCGCATACCTTTATGCAAAAGGCCCACCGAAGTGAGTCTTAAACTTGATATAAAATACAGATCCCGCCCAGAATACTAGATCGCGAATAAGATAGGTGAATCCTTGAATATCGCAAAGATGTCTTCACTTGGCGGTTTGGGGATTTTGGCTTTTTTTATCGCAATGATAGCTGCCTCACATAGCTCTGGATCCCCATCGAATGTTCTCACATCGACTAAAGTACCATCACGTAAGATACGGATCCGCATGGAGCAAGTTCGGCCTTTATACAAATCGGCATCATGAAACTCACGCTGAATTGCTTCTGTAATTTGCCTATAATAATACTCTACCTCTGGAGAGGCGTTTATAGATGAGCTTGATTCGTAAATAGACGGAGACGTCCCCGAACCCGCATGACGCTTGTCTACGCACCCTGTTATAGATAATAGACACACGCTAAATATCAGCGTAGGGACACTAAATAAAAAGTGAAATTTAAGTGTTCTCATTCCCTAAGTTCAACTCAATTTAAAATTGTAATTTGACAGTATACAGACACAATGTTTTGATAAGAATAAATAAAAGCCATCGATTCTAAAAATATAAATAATTGTAAGCGCCAGTTGCGGTTCAGATGTTAAACAAGGCGTTGAATCTGGTGCTGTGATAGCGTCTCCCTGAGCAGTTAACTCAAGTGCATGAATAGTTGCCGGTCTTTCCCATCTGTCAGTTTTCATTGCGATGAGACATGCGGGGTTTCTTTTGGACAGATGGTACCTAGATACCAACCTCAAAATACCTCGAAACCAGTATCAAGCTAGGGATTTTATGGCACCAAGTGAGAAGAAGATAAAAATTGCAGTAACCAGTGCAAAAGATGGAACACCGAATAACCATATCATCCATTTCTTCTGAAGTATTGCCCCTGCAATAAACCCCATCACAACCGCGATGGTTATGGGCCAATAGATCGACGCTCCAAAAATGAAGTAAATTAGCCATGAAAATGGGTCTTGCGGGTCGAAAGAGAACATCGTAGCCATCCTTGCTTATTATTAATCCATTCTTGTGAGTAAAGATTAACAGTAGGCTGGTTAAAAGTCATTTCACAGGGCTAGCAGCGTTCCTACCTGCGTTGACATTACCAGATTCCATAAATGACAAAACCCCGCCGAAGCGAGGTTTATTTGACTGGATAAGCGCTACTGCACAACCAACTCTTATCACACTAATGCACTTTTTGCGGCCGCACCAACACTTTTATCATAAATTTCTGACTTCATTGTTGCGGGGTCCATTTCTAGGCAAGCGTCTATCATCGACAGGCAACCATCAACAAACCCTTCAGCCATCTGCATGCTCACCCTGACGGCTCTTTCATCCCGTTTCTGCTGCCGAGCAATGGCCCGTTTTGACTGATTCAACACGTAATGCCGAATAATCAGTTCATACTCATCAGGCCGATACTGTTTTAACCGGGCAACACAACCATCAACAATTAGGCCATCATCATCACAGCATGATTGCTTAGGGCCGGAGGTGTCAGGTATTAATCCCTTAAACCCTGCGGCAATAGAAGAGTAATCAAGTCCTGAAGAATACCTGGCCCATACTCCCCAGCGCTCAAGAACAAGTTGAATATTACGCATTGAGTTATTTTTCACCTGGTTCATAGCTTACCTTCCTTTCTCAATACCGCCTGTGTCCGCATAACGCCCTCGGCGTGATATAGCCGTGCCGTGTCACTATCAATTAAACGGGTGCGCCGGTCGCATTCGTCATGGCATGCCAGGCATCCCCATGCGGCTTGTTCGTCTGATGGTTTAATTCCGGTACCGCAGGTTCCTGCCAGTCGGTAATGAGTCAGCACCACTGTTTCAGGATTGCCATTGCACACCCCAGGAATACGGATCTGGCACTCACGACCCCTCGCCTCTTTGCGTAAATTAGCCATGATTATCCCTAAGCTGCGTAGCTCATTAATTGACTGGCGGCGTTCTCCGCCTCGGATGGGTGACTGAATGATTTACTGAGGATAAAAGTCCAGAGAACATTCAGTGTTGATTTGTATAAATCGTTGAATTCCAGCTCGTCCATTTTCGCGAATGAAATAGAGCGAGGCTCACGCAGCGTTGAGCCGTCCGGTAATTCGAATAGGTCATAATGGCCAGATTCGACAGTCACCCAACGGCGGAAAGCATGGAATGATTTTGCGGTAGATAAGTTCGCCGCCCGTTTACCAGCCACTAGCGCCAGATAATCGTCAGCAATCTCATGAAGTACGCCCTCATTCCCCACATAGGAAATAAGTTGGCTTATATAACCACGCAGGAATTTTAGCTCGAATGGTGATATCGCCCCGCCCTTTGGCTCCCAATATTCAAAGCCTAGGTTGAGCAACGAGAAGAATTTACGGTGAAACGGCGCATTACGCACACGTTTGAATTCGCCGGTGACAATAGTCCCCAGCTTGGTGTTTTTAACGAAATCCTCAGCATCCGGCGTGGCCGGTACTAAGATCCCACCTGTTGATTTAGTAAAACTATACTGTGCCATTTCCGCCCCCGGATGTATGGCACAGCAGCACGATATTTAGGTTGTCAGTTGTTCAGGCTGGCAGTTGTTATTATATCAGATCATAACCGTTTACTAATTACTTTGTGATTAAACTGCCGCTAATTTATATGGAGACGGCTTATATTCGGCAATAAGTTTTTCAATATCATACTCGGTGATATCACCTAATGTCGCGAGTAAGTATTCATTACCAGAATCTGCTGTATATATTAGAACGTCATATTTTTGCTCAATTGGCTGATAAACAGGCGCTACAGCATCTTTAGCATAAAATTTTGCCATCGGCTGGTTTTTATTTGGTAATTTTACTTCGCCTCTATAAAACTCCCAATCAAGAACTTCGCCATGCCTTTCACCACCTACAACTAAATAATCATAACTAGGCATTTGATATCTCCATAAATGATTTAGTATTTGTGACGTGTCACACCACTATATAGTTAATTTAGTTTCATGCCACCCAAGAGTTTGCCAGCATTCACTTTCACCTATAAATGCACAGCCCTGACTATCACCAGGCAAAGCGTCACCACACTTACCACACCTTCGTCCGGCTTGCTCTTTGAGCTGCGCATGTAACTCTGCATTATCTTTGCGTATCAGCATAGTTATGTACTCGTCCATGTCATACGGCTCGCGCTGCGGCCGACGCAAGGCGCAGTTCTGCTGTAACATTACCTTTTCTTGCTGGTCTATCGTCGCTATTAATTTATAACTGCCGTTCTCACGTTCTTTCTGCCGTTGTAGACGTTTACGGGCCGCAGCCCGCTCTTTGGTGTCAGTCATGCCGCCATCCTCCAAATACACAGCTCTGGCATATTGGCCCTTACCAATGCCTCGGCAAAGGGTGGCGGCACCGCATTGCCACATCTTGCTACTTGTTCAGATTTGGGCCAGAGGGTGCCATCAATATCCCGGTCAATAATGTAATCTGGCGGGAACCCGCTGGCGTTGTAGAGTTCACGGGCAATCAACATGCGCATGCAAATATCTACGATGATGTATTCGCCCACCGATAGATATTGCAGTCGTGGTGCGGGGAATAAATGCCAGTCGTCCGGTAAATCGCTGAAATGATCCACCAGCCGTGCACAGTTCCAGGCGTTATAGCGCTGCTCGTCAGTCAGAGGTTCTACATCAAAATTGTTTTCCACCAAGCCAAAGCGCTCTTTTGTCGTCACTGCGTGTATCGGTTCTGATAAATCTACCGAGCCACCGGTACCGTAATACTTTGTCAGAAATGCGTTTACCATTCCGACATGATTACCGCCGGCTGTTAAAGTCGGTACCGGTTCAGTTATGGGTTTACCATCACGACATGTGCCCCGCAATTGCACCAGGTGAGATGTACAAAGCGCATGGTGATCAACGGTGGTGATGGTATGCAATGGCTCATCAGCATCAATTCCGGCACCGGTATAATTGCCGCCGTAATGTTTTACCAGATGGGCTGCAACTATTCCCATTGCATGACCGTTACCACCAGGGCGAACCGATGTACCGGCGGTGATAGTCGATAATGGTTCATCACATTGCTGGCCTATAGCGCCTGTTCTGAATTTGGTTATATGCGGTGCCAGTATTGCACTGGCTAACTGGCTTTTACCGCCCCCACCCGCCGTAACGGTACCCAACGGCGTATTGATATCATTCGCCGTGCTGTTGCCAAACTGACGCACAACAACTGGCGCAGCGATAGCAAAACCATGCGTTCTGGTGATGGTCTGTAACGGATCGCGCAATGACTGCCCACGGAAGCAATCATATTTGGTTTTGGTGCTGGTGTGGTTGCACTTCACCGCATACGGCTCCAGCAACAAATGCTCGGCCTTGCTTGTGATGGTGGTTAGCGGTTGGTCTATTGGATATTGCAGGCGGTCACCACCAAACCCAGTTTGTCCCAGTCGCACAATAAACGGATCGGGGTTATCAATAACAAACCGCTGTAACCCTTTGACGATGCGCCGCAAGGTGTTATCAGCCAAATCCTTTTTACGGCCGAAAATAGAACGTGTTGGCTGGCTCCAGTCGATACACTCTGCCGCCGTTCGCCAAGGTTGCAGCATGCCAGAAAGCACATCAGCAGAGTTCGGTGCGCCGTGGCTTGGCTCCGGCCAGACAACTGGCTCACCGTCGCAACGCCCAACTACAAAAAGCCGCTTCCTGATGGTGGGTGTGCCGTAATCACAGGCTTTCAGTTCTCGATGGTCCACGTTATAACCCAACCCTGAAATCAGCCTTTCGGCCTCAGGGCCATTGATATCTATCTTCAAGAATTCACACACTTCGACCAGTGCGGGGTGATTAGCATCAATCCCACCACCCAGCATGCCAATAAACGCCTTGAACGTTTCTCCCTTACGGGCGGGATCGGGTCGGTGATTACCTTCGCTATCCGTCAGAAGTGGCCCCCAGCCGCGAAATTCTTCGACGTTCTCCAGCATCAGAAAGCGGGGACGCACTGCTAGCGCCCAACGCAAGACTACCCAGGCTAAACCTCTGATCTCTTTCTTGACTGGTGTACCGCCTTTCGCTTTGGAGAAATGGCGGCAATCAGGACTGAACCAGCCAAGCAATACCGGCAGACCGCCGGTAGATATCAGCGGGTCAACACTGAAAATATCCTCAGGATAATGCAACGTTCGCGGGTGATTAATGGCATGCATCGCCATGGCTACCGGATTATGGTTCATCGCGATGTGTGGTTCATAGCCTAATGCTTGCTTGATTCCCTCGCAGCTCCCACCGCCACCAGCGAACCCAACAACAACCAGACCATCCTGTAAATCAGGTCGTGCAACTGTGATTTCTTTGCGCCGCGCCCATGCGTGAGCTACCTGTTGGATATGCTGCGGATTATCCCGATTTAAAAACATTTTGTTCATCTTAGCCAGTAGCTGCTGTTGCTCCGTCTCACTCATAGGGTGAACCGGGAATACTGACGAGGCGCATTGCTGAACTTCGGTAGGCCAGATCATTGCGCCCCCTCACGTAGTCTTGCTGCGAAATCAAGAATATTGGAAATCTCGCCTGTATCTGCCATTACACCAACGTCAAAGGCTTGTACGTGACGGTGCTGCGCAAATTTTTCAACACCACTCGCCTCTACATCATTAAGAGCCAGAATGGTTGTAGGGACATTAATTACTTCGTATAGCGCCTCAAATGCATCTTCTTCATAGTCGCCACATGAAGAGATGCCATCTACCGTATTCAGATGCCCCCTGTTGTAACCGGCGTTATATACATGGACGCAGGCTTGTTGGAGTGCTGCGTTCTCGGCAACAATCACATTATATTTCCCCTGCCACTCCAAACACTCCCGCTCGTAGTGCTTTGCTGTGCGCCGGTTCTTATTTGCTGAGGCCACCAGCTCCGCTATACGGTCAGCAATGCCGTTTAGCACCTCACTTTCACGTGATTCCACTCTTTCCGCTGCTGAACGAATTGCAGCAATCATGCCATCGGTTGAAATATTCATTTGGTCTCGCCTCTGTGGTCTCTACGGTCACGCCAGTAATTTAAGCGCTGTTTAAAAAACTCTCGGTAATGCACCGGTACCCGTTCAATCGCTTCAAGTACATGAGCGCGGTTGGTCCTGCGCTCGTACAGGTTTTTGATTAAGCCGCTGGCTCTCAAATCAAGATTTAGCTTTTCTTGGTATTCCTGAGGCCAGAGGCAAATGTTGTACGGGAGTCCGGGCGGGAGATAATCAGATTGCCCGGTCATGGTATTAACTCCCCATACCTACAGTGCTCATCAGTTGATTTATCCGAGATACTCGTAAGCAATACGCCCGTTCCTTTTCATCAAATGGCATTCTGGCGGGTTTGGTTCGGGTTTCACTTTTATTGCGTTTTACTTGCGTGTCAGAGAATCGGAAAAAATCCTCTGAGATACTGTTGAGGGTGTATTGAGTCTTTCGACCATTGCGGCGGGTAATGTCTGCATGAGGTGAGAGCACCATGCTTCTCACACGGATACGCAGTACGCTAATAGGCATTTCAGCATTAGGAGACTTTAAAGCTATAGCCTCGATCATCTGGTTATAGTTCATGCTTTGGCCCAGCATAATATCTGCCAGTTCACGAGTAGTCAGTTCACGTTTTTTCATGGTCTTGCCTCTTTGGGGGTTACTTAAACGCTGGTCAGGCGCGGTTAAAATTTTGGTGTTGAATAGTGTTTTTCTTTGGCCGGTGGTCTCGATGCCTCTTTTGCCATTCGGCTGGCTTCCTTTGCCACCAGTTGATCCACCGGTAGGAAATGGCCGTTTTTAAATTCCTGATAAACGGTACCTGGCTCGCCAAATCGGTTTTTGGTTACTATGGCCTCAGCAAATCTTGCTGCCGGACTATCTGCGTTATAAACCGCTTCTCGATACAGCATGATGATGCTGTCGGCGTCCTGCTCGATTGAACCTGAGTCCCTGAGGTCGGAACTGATTGGCCTGCGGCTACCTGGTGGCCGTTCATCCACTTTTCGCGACAACTGGCTCAGTGCAAAAATCGGGGTGTTTATCCGACCGGCCAGCGTTTTTAACCCGCGTGAAATGATGCCGATCGACAGGTCATTACGCTCCGCCTTTGGCTTGGTAATCAGGCCAAGATAATCAACCATCACCATTCTCAGCTTTGGGTACCGGCGCTTGTGCGTTTCTGCGATAGCCCGTATCTGATCGATGGTTAGCTCACTAGCATCAACGATCCAAATATCACGACCATTCAATGCCTGTAGCGCGGAGTTAATACGCGCCCAGTCCTCATCACATAACGTTTTAGGGTCGCGTAATTTAGACACTGGCAAGTTACCAGCACCGGCAACGGAACGCTCCACCATCTGTAGGGAGGCCATTTCCATACTGAATATCAGCGCACCACCGCCGTTCTGTGTAGCACCCTCAACAATCTTTAATGCAAACTCAGTCTTACCCATCCCCGGACGCCCAGCGATGACAACCAAATCTTGAGGGTTAAAGCCGCCCGTTATTGCATCCAGCTCGATAATGCCGGTACGCAGGTTCATTGACTCAACTTCGCCATTCATCCGCTTATCCAGCGTATCCATGAAGCCGGGCAACAAGTCATTTAGGTGAACAGGGATGATGCCTCCACTGTCTGCCGTCATATCGATCAGTTGTGTTACCGCACCCTGTATCACCTGATCGCGCTGTTCCTGATTGTTAGCCCCTCGGATGCCATCAGCAGCGGTCTGGAATAATGCGGTCATGGTTCGGCTATACCAGGTCTTACGGGCATGCGCGGCATAGCCTTTTAGGTTCGCTACGTTTCCCGGCATACGGACGATTTCAGACAACGTAGCCAGACTACTACCGCCCAATGCCTCGCTGACAAACAGGACATCGATCAGCCCTTTAGTCAGTGCCTGCTTTTTAATTTCCGCATACGCAGAACGATATATTCTTATGCTGAATGCTTCCTCAGGCAGCGTGGCTATTACCTCCAGTGCATCAGGGGTAGAGCCGCCATAGAGCAGACCAGATAAAATTGCCGCTTCTAATTCTTGAGGCTTCATAGCGCACCATCACGGGTTTTTCTCAAGACTTCCGGTTTCATCAGATAATCAAAGTTTGCCCGCCAACCTGCCCCATCATCACCACCGAAATAAAACACGGTTGCCTGTTCGCGAAAGGCTTCGAAGTAGCTCTGAAACGCTTCAAGGTCTTTGGTTTTGAGGTATTGGAGTAATTCGCGGATGGCGTGTTTACGGTCCTGATCAATTTCAGCCGGTGGTAAAACATCGCTGAATACGCGGTTATACGCAGCAATGACCGCATCACAATCAATCCGCCCGGCAGACTCAGACCATGCACGAGCATCAGCCAGATAACCATCGAACCGGTTTACACGGCAGATATTCGCAGGTTTGGCATACTTGCCGTTGCGGGGTTTCCATGTGCTGACTACCCATAGGGCCACCAGTTGCAAATCGGCCAGCGCGTAGGCTTTGCGTGATTTAGTTGCCGTCAGCAAGGTTTCGAATGGACTAGAATCTTCACACCGGGTGTGAGTGAGTTCGTTGTAATACGCCAAAGCCCTTTCAGCGTCAGCGAGAATATTTTCGGTTTCCCCTTGAGGGGTAAGGGGTGTATTTGGATCTATGACTGGTTCAAGAGAGTGACTGGTTCTGGGTGCAGCATTTGCACCAGTGGAATTTAAGCGCAGGTGATAAACATTTGAGCGATTTAAGCCATTTTCAGATTTACGTTCTTCAATCCTAACCAGCCCACTTTTGACCAGTTCTTGAATATGATTCTGTACTGAACGTTCTGATATTTCACACTGATCAGCAATGTAAGGAACCGATGGCCAGCACTCACCCTGATCGTTCGCATTGTCAGCTAGTTTTATCAGCACCAATTTACGTAACGGGTTGCCGACTTTGATATTCATGGCCCGAGCCATTAGATTCATGCTCATAGTCAGATCCCCAGCGCTTCTGCTATTTGCCGACAGGCAGACTGGTAATCGTCGGGCGATAGATTTAATTTTCGCAGCTCTGTTTTTTTCTGTTCGTACTGCTCCCAGATACTCATAGCGGCAACCAGGCGCCCTTCAAAAATTGGCGCAACATCAGCTTTGCTGGCTGGCTGTCCGTTCAACATGAACCCGTTGCAGTACGTGATTTTATCGATAGATGTAAGCATTGGTCTTGCCTCTGTTTTATACGGTGGTCAGCCGTTGGTGTTGCGGTCTGATTGCGTGAAGTGCCGCAACAGCGCCCGATATTCTTTGTGACATGTCACAGCCATCTAATAAAACCGCGCTAATTGCTGCGGCAAACTCTCTGCTGGCAATCGAAACCAAATAATTAACGGTCTCGCCATTCACTCTGGCTCGCCGTTCTGCCGGGAGCGCCGCTTTAAGTACCGGTGATAATTCCAAGACCTTTCGCATTGATGCTTTTGAATCCCCGCGCAGCCAACGAAATAACTGCTGCCGGTTGTTGTTGATAGATTTCCAATCAGCACCGCCCTGCCCGTTTTCAATGGGAGTAAGACGAACCGAACCCGTGTTGATATTGAGCAAGAAAAACATTCTGCTGATCTCGATAGCTACATGCTCTTGCCCCTGTTCTGCAGCCCACGCCTGTACTTCAGCTTTAAGGGCGTTAACTTGTTGTTCCACGTTGCGTCTCCTGTCGCATGAAATTGATTATTGATAATCAGATTTTAAAAGTGGGTTTAGTTAAGCTGCCGTCTCACCTGGTAAACCATCACTTGGATTAGGATAAATATCTGGAGCAATTTCATGCGGTGTAACTTTCCAGCCAAGGCATGCACAAAGCTTAAAAACTTTTTTTGGGGGTACCCCGTTTTTAAACCAAAGATTTACAGTTTGAGGTTTTTCTTCAACACGACGCGCAATTTCTGATTGATTGGCGATATTGATAATTTTTTGCTTAGTTTCAGGTGTCATGATTCCTCCTTGTTGTTTACAAGCAAATCTTACAATTGCAAATTACATTAATCAAGTTTTTCTTGAAGTGAAAGCTACAAGGAATACTTGTAGTATCTTCTATATGGAAAAAAGTAAAAACATGGCTTCAGCAACACGTATATCTCAGTTACTGGCGGAAAAAGGTTGGAATCAATCCGACTTAGCTCGCAGACTTAGCGTTACTCCGCAGTCGGTTCAGTTCTGGGTTAGTGGGAAAACATCACCGCGAGGCAAAAGCCTAGCGGCGCTTTCCGCTGTGTCTGGATATCCTGAACACTGGTTTTTAATGAAGGACCCTAGCGGGATAGAATCTGGTTCAACCGCTATTAACCCGATAAAGGGACCACTATCAAATAACAGTCAGACTTACCGAGTTGAGTTTCTTGATATTGAAGCTAGTGCTGGTCCTGGAATTATCACTAAAGGCGAGTTTGTAGAAACTATCCGCTCTATTGAATATACGAATGAAGAGGCTAGAAATCTTTTTGGCGGGCGGCCAAGTTCAATAATAAAGATGATTACAGTCAACGGCGACAGCATGCAGGGAACCATTGAAGTTGGTGATCAGATTTTTATTGATACGCATGTAAATTACTTTGATGGTGACGGTATTTATGTCTTTGTGTATGGGCAAACCCTTCATGTTAAAAGACTACAAATGCTTAAAGATCAGTTACTCGTCATTTCTGATAATGCAAAATATCGAGAATGGTTTATCACCGAAAATGACCAAGACCAATTCTTCGTCACTGGTAAAGTCCTATTAAGCCAATCTCGCGCTTACAAGAGACACGGTTAACCTCAACATTCCTCGCAACTCTAAATACTAAGTCGATATTATATCGGCTTTTTTTACTTGAATAGCCCCCACAATCTACAAAGACAATCGGTATTTACAATTTTATCTTGTCATTGAACACAAGAAATAATTACAAACAACACTTGATATATTCAATTAATACTTGTAACTTACCCTCATCAACAGGGCACAGCAGCCGATAAGCAGTTTAGGTTTAGTACGTTCTGGCAGCCGGGAAGACGGCAAAAGAGGAAGGCTATGAAAGCAACTAAAAAGCAAGTGAGTAAATTCCAGATCCAATATCGCTACTGTGGAATGTGGGCTAACGGAAATACTTACCCAACTCGCAAAGAAGCTGATGATTACGCACGTAATACTGGCCGTGATTATCAAGTAGTCAAAGTACGGTAACAACAGAATTTGGGTTGTTGCATTGGAGGAGAACCCCGCGCCAAGGCTCGGCATGATTACCACAGTGCAGCAGCCCAAACCAATACGTAGCCACGACGGGAAAGTGTGGTGAGGCAAGACCGAAGATCTGACCCGCTGGCCCGGCGTAATGGGCACCAAATTACAGACGTAAAAAAACCCACCGAAGTGGGCTTCTTTACCCCGGGTCACCGACCAAAGTTAACCGGGAAGCTAACGGGGACCAACCCGTTAACAGAGGCAAGACCAATGGCTTACGCCATCAATCTTAAAATAAGTATATCAGGAGTTGCTATGACAGCACTACAGATAACCACCCAGCTATACATCCATGTAAATCCGCATTCAACAATAAAAGCTAACCGCTTTATTGTGAGTACCTGTGACATGTCACAATCAACGCCAGCATATGCGTTACTTGAAACCCGCGAAATCACTATCGCTTTCGACGAACCTGACCCTTTCGAAATCATCAGTAAGCAGGTTGATTCACTACGCGCTCAAAAAGAGCGACTGGCGGCTGAATCATATCGGCATCAGTTGCTAATTGATGATCAGATTCAGGCGTTGCTATGCATCGAGCACAGCACTCCATCGAACGTATCTGATGATACCGAAATTCCTTTTTAATTAGCCCTATATCAAAGACCAAGTACCGTTTGAAATTTGAGGAGCAGATCATGAGTAAATATTGCGATATGTGCGGCACCAATAAGCGAGGCAGTAGTTGGTGTCCAAATTGCCAAGAAGAAACATATATCTACCGCGAACAATATATGAATCCTGACTATCTGGGAAATGGCGAGATGCTTACACCACCCAACCACGACAGCGCATTCATGCAAAAAGTAAGAGACCAAGAAAATAAATAGCATCGCTCGGTAAAGAAGTGCCGTTGACGATAGCCAAAATGTAATTAACAGAGGCAAGACCAACATGACAGTATTTATTTGTTTATTCGAGCCGAAAAAAGCGGCTCTCAAAAATGGAGCTATACCACTGGTTATAGCTCTGGAAGCCATAAATAAGAAAATGGCATCCGCACTGGCCATCGGGAAATTATGGGAAGCCTACCCCGCTGCCGGTGATAACTTTGCTGATCCAAAAATCTGTGAGGATACTGTCGGGCAACCGCGCCCCGCGGTTGGTGAGTTCGATGAGCAGTTCGCACAGGATAATACCTTTGATGGCAAAGTATGGACGCCTAATGTTGTACCGTTGCCTGAGGATGGTAATGAAGATGAAGACAGCGACGAGGTAAGTGAGGACATTACTACTACTCCGGTTGACTTCAACAAGCTGGGTATTGGAGCTAAAGTTGGTAGCGTAATGTTGTACGGTGCGCGTGACATTGATTCACATGAACTGTCACTTGTGTATGACTTAATTAATGATGACGACGCTGAACCGGAAGTAAGTTCGATATACATGGCGCTCACATGTATTCCTGCAATTAGCGCGATGTATCCGCAGTCAATTAAAAAACTTATTGATGCGATAAATAAGAAGTTCCCCAAAATACCTGGATTCAGGGAAGTACGTAGCTTTGCTGAAAAATGGGTTAATGAACCCAGCAATCGTGACGAATTAACCGGTACTAAAAAAGTTACCCGCATTGACACGCCGGCTCCTGATGCACCAATCAAACGCAGCTTTGAGCACACATATAAAACGCTCGATCTCGAAGTCGCTCTCGCCTTATTACCTGCTGATTTTAACTGCTGGGATGTCATGTCGGCAGAGATGAAGCAAGCAAAAGAGTTGATGGATAGTAACGACGATGCATGGCGTATGTGGTCAACAGAGTTACGTGTTCGCAGCGATGCGTTGTCCATTCCGCGTGAAACCATCTTTGAGATGATCCGTGCGGGTAAAGAGAAACCTATCTTCCTAACCGATGCCGCAGCCAGGAAAGAATTTATCTCACAATGTTTAGCCGTTAAAGGGCCACAGCCCGCAGTTAAAAATCTAGGCGACGGCAAGTTCTCTATTGATGGTCTGGTCGGTGGTGAACAGCCAGCGGCAAATAGTGAAACAAAACTGGCACTGGTTGCCAATTCTGAGCCAGAAACTGAAACAAAACCGCCAGTTGTTGCAACAGAACAGGAAAACCCTGCACAGGAACCTATCACTGATAACGCTGCTCAACAGGCTAAAGAGACGTTGGATCAGTTGGGCTACGGCGTTTATGCATCCGTTGATGAAAAGCCGGCAGAGGTTATTCAAGCGGCACAGCAGAGCACGGTTACGGCTGATGAGTTCCAACACCGCGCCGGGTTGATTGAGCAAGAGATTGCGCAAAAATCCCCTGCGGAGCAAGAAAACCTGCATATCTGGAAATCAGTACAACGCACAGATCCACGCTTTACCAAACCTGTAGAGGGCGCGGGATATGTAGCTACAAGCATTAACGCTGAATATATGTTTATGCGAGCCACCGAAGTATTCGGCCCAGCTGGTGAGGGTTGGGGGTATACCATTCTTGAAGAAAAGATGCTTTCAGGCGCGCCAATGTCCGAGGCTATTTACGACGATAACAAGAAATATGTTGGTAACCGGCTTATTCGTGATGCCGATGGCACATTGATATGCGAACAAAATCACTCGATCAAAATTCAATTCTGGTACTCAGTCGAGGGTGATGTGCGTGGCGAGATCGAAAGTTACGGAGCCACCCCTTACATGTATAAAACCAATAAAGGAATTAAGGCAGATAGCGAGGTAATCAAAAAGAGCCTCACTGACGCCATTAAGAAAGCATTATCTATGCTGGGCTTTAGCGCCGACGTATGGCTCGGCATGCACGATAACCCCGAGTATAAAGCAGAAAATGACATTGAGTTTGCTATCAAGAACGCCAGTGAAAAAGCTGGTGACTCAGTTCGTCTGCGCAAAGAACTGGATGAGAAGTTAACCAAAGTAGGCAATACCATTACGAGCGCCGTCACCACCAACGAAGTGAACAAGGTTTATAGCACGATTGCGCGTGAAGTTGATGTACACCGCAAAGATGCCGAAGCCAAAGCCGATCACGAACACGCCAATTATCTCAAAACCCGCTTGCTTGCGTTACACCGCTTAACTGAAAAGCGGGTTACTGAACTGAGCGCACAGGAGCCGACATTATGAGCAATACAGCAATCGCATTAGCCGCAGACCTTTTCAAACTGCAACAGTTGGTTGAGTCCTCAGAGGAACTCACGCCAGAAATGATCGCCGATACTCTTGAGGGGTTAGAGGGTGCCCTGGGGGATAAGCTGGATGCAACCTACGTCTTTGTTCGCAATCTTGAGGGGCAAGCAAAGACCTGTGATGAAGAAGCTAAACGACTAGCCGACCGTAAGCGATCATTCGAGAACCGAGCAAAGTCGATCAAGCAGTATGTGCTTAGCTGTTTACTGGCTGCTGATATGAACACATTGAAAACGCCGTATAACACATTCACCGCTCGTAAAGGTGTAGCCAGTGTGGTTATCGATAACGAGGATTTGTTGCCAAGTGAGCTTGTAACAGTGCAAACCATCGTAGCGCCCGATAAAAAGGCCATCAAAGAGGCCATAGAAAACGGCGTTGATGTAAAAGGGGCACGTATTGAGATAGGTAGCTGTAGTCTGCAAGTTCGCTAATTTCATTCAGCCCCAGACCAACGGGGTATTATTGAGGCAAGACCAATGCTAAGAAAGACACAAAAGCGGCACGAGCTGGCCTATATAACACTTCCAGATGGGCGAACGGGAACAATCCACACCGATCGCCGCTGTGATGTTCACTACGATTTTCCAACCGATGTGCGCATTAGTAGCATTCCCCCGCAGGGAGCGCCTGAAAAGTTGATTTTACTTAATCAGAAATAATCAACCTGCCCCGCTAGCATGATGGTAAACCAACACCAGGGAAAACCATCATGCAGCCATGGCAACCGGGCAAGCGCCTATTAACCGACTTCGATATTAAGATCGGCAAGCTATCAGCCAGTGTACGCAAGCAACAACTCACCGACCAAAATATACAGCGGGCCTGTTCTGAAACCGACAGAGCAATAGGCCGAATGATACAGGGGCAAGACCATGAGAAACGATCACGACATAATCACGAAAGAGGAGATGATTGAGCTGACCGGGTATCATATCCCTTCAAAGCAATGTGAAGCACTTAAAAATGCTGGGATATTTTTTATAATCCGTAGAGATGGCCGTCCGCAAACTACATGGGGCCATTTTCAAGATCCCCTATCTCTTCGTCATACACCCAAAGCTGCGACTGAAATATCTGTTGAGCCTAACTTCGGAGCATTAGATTAATGGGGAGAAAACGCAGTAACCCACAAGACAACTGGATGCCTCCACGAACATGCAGGGGGCGTTCTGCATTTGAATTTAAGCCTAAGCTCGGGGGAACGATAAGGCTCTGTGGATTCGATGCCAGTCCGGCCCAAGTATGGGCAGCGTATGAGGCGTTAATAAATGATAAACAGAATGAAAATGTCTTTAATTGTCTTGTTAGTCGATTCTTTCTATCTGCCGATTTTATAGAGCTAGCTGTTGAGACACAGAAAGATTATAGAAAATACTCGGTTAAAGTGTTGTCTGTATTTGGCCCTATGCCACCCGATACAATTAAACCAGAGCATATTCGAAAGTATATGGATAAGCGCGGCATCAAAAGCCGAACTCAAGCAAACAGAGAGAAGGCGTTTATCTCCCGCGTATTTCGTTGGGGTTATGAGCGCGGCATGGTGAAAATGAATCCCTGCAAGGGTGTAAAGCAATTCAAGGAAATTAGTCGTACTCGCTATATCACGAATAAAGAGTATGACGCGCTCTATAGTGTCTCACCACCAGTGGTTCAGGTCGCAATGGAGTTGGCTTACTTATGCTGTGCTCGACAAGGTGATATTTTAGACCTGAAGAAAGGCCAACTGATTGACCAGGGGATATTAATACAACAAAGCAAGACAAGTGTCGCTCAGATTAAAGCTTGGGGACCACGGCTAACGGCCGCCATAAACCAAGCCAACCAACTACCACTAAATAAAGGGATGAGCAGCATCTTTGTGATCCATCAGCAATCAGGGGCTAGATATACGAGGGATGGTTTTAATAGTCGGTGGTTGAAAGCCAAGGCCGAAGCCAAAGCCAAATACCCAGAATTAGAGTTTGACTTCACCTTTCACGATTTGAAAGCTAAAGGTATTTCTGATTTGAGCGGATCTCTTTATGACAAACAAGCAATTTCAGGCCACAAAAACGCAGCTCAGACCGCACGATATGATAGGAAAATAGCAATAGTTCCAGCGGTAGGTGATCAGTAA